TCTAGCACGCACGCAGCCTTCAAATCAGTTTCGCTGATGAGCTTCTGACCGGTATCAACGCTTTCTCCCATTACCTCGTTGTAGAACTGCGCTTGGGTCATATTCCCAAAGCCTTCCCTCTTCAACAATAGAGTTGACCACTTTTCAGGGTCGGAGAAATGAAGCGGTAGTATCATCTGCGGTACGTGATACCCGGCAAATTGCCAGCGGCGTTCGGGATATCTATGCACCCACCGACCATGCCTTGGGCTGATCGGTTTCTGACATTTAGCGCAGACGGTGCCCGGATAGTTCTCGCTGATATGAATGCTGTATGGGCCGATCATTTTATCTAAGTCATACTCAAGCGAAGGGATGCTCCAGTGCTTGCATGAATGACAAGGTATAAACCATTCGGCCTGTGATGATCGTTTATACAATCCGTAAATTAAGTTATCTAGCGTCTTCGGCGTTCCTGTGTAATAACTCGTCGCCCATTTGGAGTAAGACATCGTTTCTTGAATGATCGGCACGTGATCAGGATCCATGTCCTGAACTTCGTCGATGCACACGCGGTCTGCAGAAACACCACGCACACGATCCGAATCTAAAAGCGCAAAGCTAAACAACATCATTGAGTTGTTTTTAAAAGATCTTTGCAGAACTGAATTCTCGGTCGTCGTGCCGCTCCATTGCGACTTCACAGGAGACTGATCGATAAACGGACGCACATAGTTATTCGAGAACCGGCGTATCTGTTCGTACAACGGTGTGATGAATAACGTTTTGAAGAACGGGATAGAGTTGGCAACTACAACTCCGTGCGCTGCTAGGCTGGTCGATTTTGATACCTGACGCCCCGTGCACCACACTTGATTTTTCGGCGTCAGTAGCCGGAAAAGTGGGGAAAAAGGCATATGATTCTGAATGCTGTACGGGCGTCCATTAAGGTTCAGAACCAAAGGCAAAATAGGTTCGAGCGACGGGAAAGCATGCCGACCCGCGAGCTGCTGCAAAACAGCGGCACGCGCGTGAACAGAATGCACATCCGTCACGTCGATCGAGATTAATTCTTGTAGAAGTGATTGCACGCCTACGGAAGGCATGTCAACTGCTTCAGTAACTGTTTGATCAGGTTTATCCATGAACCACAATAACAACGGTAGCGAGTCTGAATTTCAATGGGTTGAAGACAGCCTCAAATACACTGGGCATGTTTTCATATACGGTCTTGCTGGACTGGCAAATGTACTCGGTTACATGTGTCAGGTTGCAGCGGCCGCCGCCAAAGAAACGACTCGCAAGTGATAGCTGCGCGGCCGGGTATACTAAACGGTGACCCGGCCACGTACTTTCTGGAGGTTATATGGCAAACGTCGGACGCTCCGCAAAATTGTATCAGGAACGAAAACAGCACTACGTCGAGGGCACGCGTCGCGGCCCCGGCCCGCAACTCTATTTCCCTGATAACGCAGTAAACCATCTTAAACTTGAGGCGCCGTTGCCGCTACCGCAATATCAATTTAACCCAGCCGCGCCGGACACAACTCGAACACAGGTGTGGCCGCACGGCGACAGTCAGGCACCCTAATGTCACAACCAGATCCTCACGCCACGTTTTCCGGTTACGCTGCGCTTATGCTTCTTGCCGGAATCTGCGCAATACCGCAAATTGGCGTTGCCGGGCTCGTGGTGGCGGGCGCGGCGATCTATAGTGGCGCGTGCTTTGTACGCGGCACCACATCAACAACACACAAACGAAGACGGCGATGACAATCAGTGCTCTAGACTTTTTGGCTGTCACACTCGCTGCTGGCGCAATCATCGAGGTGTGGCACAAAGGTTCTCTGTTTGAAACAGCGCGAGCCTACGCGCAGGCGCTTCAAGATGTGACACCATACAACACGGCAAAAGGCAAGCTGCTAGAGCTGATCAATTGCCCGTTTTGCAAGTCATATCACGCGCCGCTGTACTTGTTTCTGCTGCTCTTGGCAGGAACAGGAATTGGCGGTATGGTCGAGACTGCCGTTAGGGTGGTGATCTACAGCCTTGCCGCTACACGACTGGGTAACGTAATCGACGGCGTGCTTCCAAAAGAATCACGCTACGCACAATAACAAAGGATGTTTAATGGATACGCCGCAGCAACCTGATCAGCAACCTGAAATTCAATCTGACCGCCTCCCGTTTGACGTCGAGTTTATGCGGCGCGGCGAAGAGTTTTGTAACGAAGTAATGGCCGCTGTTCCAGAACTACACGGACTTGCGCTTGTCCCGCTGTGGACTTCGCAACCCGAAAACGCCCCGCCCGGCCTACTGAGTTTACGCAGCAAAGAACCGCCTTTTACCGCAAGCCTACTCATGCTGATGCGGCGGCTTTCGTTGTTTAGCGTTGACGTGCACAAAGATCTTGTCGGCCAGCTTAGGATGCTTGACCAGTATGCGGCGCATGTCGCAGAGCAAATCAAACAACAGAAAGAAGAACTGGACAAGCTTGCACAATCAAATGCCGACACCACCCAAAGTTAAAGAACTGGCAACGCAGATACCGCTCGACATCGGGCACGTGATGTTGCGTAATGTTATCAAAGAACAACTTGACCGCCGCGGGCTAGACGAAATTCGTACAGTATTGCAAGAGCAGTACGGCGAACATGTTTGGAGCAGCGAGCAATTACTGGACACATTTGAGGTGTCGCACTTTGAACCGCCTTACGTACACGTAATTAGAAAAGTCGACGGTGTTCGAGGCACAGTCGCGTTCAACGACAACCCGCGGCTCTATTTTGCTTTCCGACAAGAAGGTTATCTCTAATGAGTAACGAACGTCACGAGTACGACACTGGCGCGGTACGCAGCGCTGATTGTGACGCCGTGCGTTACGATCTAATTTCGCCGATCGGTCTGCGGGCGCTCGCGCAGACCTACCACGAAGGGGCTGAAAAATTTGGCCCATACAACTGGGAAAACGGCATGCCCGTCTCTGACCTGCTGAATCACGCGATCGCGCACATCTATAATTTTTTGAACGGCGACCGCAGCGAAGACCATCTGGGGCACGCGGCGTGGAATGTCATCGGCGCTATTCATTCGCTAGAAAAGTGGCCAGAACTAAACGCCGGCGTACTTCGCACCAAAGACGGCAACGTGCCGGACAACTACCGAAGCAGCAAATAACCGCTGTTTTCTACGGTAGTTGCTTTTTGTTTCCGGCGGTGTATTTTTCATTTAGCCGCACGACGAGGCCGAAACGTTTCGGCCGGCGGCGCTTTAGGAGAGGACGCTATGGCCAAAGCTGAAGAGTTTGTGAGTCCGGCAAATTTGTGGGGGAAGCCACTACCGGGCGCAACCAGCAAGGCGCCTGCAGAGAAAGAAAAGAAGAAGGAGAAAGGAACCACACGGATGCGGTTCGCGACACCAGAAGATTACGACGACGAAGACGTTGACGCAGATGTTGACGCCGAGCTTGAAGAAGACACGGTCGATGACGAAGCGGCGTACGCGGAAGCAGACGCCGACTACGAAGACGAAGGCAGCACAGACGTTCGTGAGACGGCTGCCAAGCTGCCCGACGAAGAGATCGACGAAGACGACGACGAGACCGAGTACGCGCCAGAAGAAGGCGACGAGGTTTCTGACGAAGCTGTCGACTCCACTGTGGAGACCGACGAAGACGATGACCCGGTCGAGGCGCCCAAGGCGACCAAGACCCCAAAAGGGAAGGTGAAGGACATGGCCGAGAAGAAGAGCGGCGCCGATCACATCCGCGAGGAGATCGAGCGTCGGCAGGAGTCTGGCGATTCGCTCCGCGGTGTTGACATCGTGGCCGCGCTCGCCAAGAAGCGTGTAACGGTCAGCCCGGCTCAGGTGAGCCAGCTGTTGAAGAAGGCGGGCGTTGCCCCGGCGAAGCGCGGTGCGGTGGCTGTGGCCGCCGGCGAGGAGCGCAGCCGTGACGCCGCGCGACGCAAGCACGCAACCAAGGCGGCAGAACCCGCCAAGGCTGCGCCGAAGCGCCCGGTCGCGAAAGCGCCGAGCGGCACGACGACGCTGCCGATGGAGCAGCTGAACGCCGCGTCTGCGTTTCTGGAGACGTGCGACGGCTGTTACACGACGGCCGCCGAGATTCTTTCGGCGCACAAGCAGCTCCGCTCGATGATGGCGACCTGACGCCTGTCTATTTAAACCGCGTTCGGCGACGGTCACGGACGACCAAGCCGACGCGGAATAAATAACGTCACAATGGCGACAGAAGACGTCTGCCTGCTAGAGCCCCGTATTCCGCTGCGTTTCCCGGGGGACGCTGATGAAATGACAATGCCGGCTGGGACAATTAAACGCATACACGTCAACCAGCACATTATTCGCAGCAACAAAAATCAAAACCTGCGCGTACCGCCGCTGACTATTAAGTGGCGTAATAAAACATACGCGGCCAAAACCGTTGACGTGCGCGGCGAGTCGCGGGTTGTCTATTCTCCCGACTCGCCGCTTTCTTGTGGCGCGCACGTTTGGGTGGAAACCCGCGCCGAGGTCGTAGCCTACAGATGACACCGTACGCGAACGATAGTTCTTATGCTAACGATCGCGAGCGAATCCTGACCGCGCTTGATGAGTTAGACGCGATACGCACGAAATACAAAGACGTGCTGGCGATACCAGAAGTTGTGACACTTCACGACATAACTGAGTATCGTCTGGATACGCCGCGCGGCCCTCGCGAATTTAAACAGGTTTATGACCGCAAAACCGCGGTTGCTGTATTGGAATATTTTGCCGGCAATGATTACATCTCGCCGGAACAATTTGAAAACACAATTGTGTGTGCACTTCAAGAACTACCTTAAAGCAAAGGACAGAAGAGGCTAAACATGTCTCACATTGTTCAGATCAAGACGGAAGTAAAGGACGCCGCCGCGATTGAAGCGGCCTGCAAGCGTCTCGGGCTTGAGGCCCCGAAAGCCGGGCACCATGTGCTGTTTGCCGGGCAGTCGGCGGACGGCCTCGCTGTAAAGCTTCCCGGCTGGCAGTATCCGGCCGTGTTTAACACGGAGACGGGTGCCGCGGCGTACGACAACTACAACGGCGCGTGGGGCAAGCAGGAAGAGCTGGATCATTTCCTGCAGGCGTACGCGGTGGAAAAGGCGATCTATGAGGCGCAGAAGGGCGGCTACTCGGTGTTCGAGGAAATGCTGCCGGACGGTTCGGTCAAACTCAGCCTGACGGGAGGTTTCTAAGCATGTCGAAGACCATCGAAATCATTGTCGACCCCAAGGGCGGCACCAAGATCGAAACGAGCGGCTTTACCGGTAGCTCTTGTCAGGACGCAACCCGCGCGCTTGAGCAAGCGCTGGGCGCAAAAGTGGACGAGCAGCTGACGGGCGAGTTCTACGCCGCCAGCAACGACGAGCAGATCGCTGAAAGCAACTGACAATAGCGGGTCTTTTCCAAACCAAACCAAAGGTCACACGTGTCGCTCGAAAAAGAAATCAAGGAGCTGGTTTGCGCCGGCTTCTCCGGCATCTGGGTTGAATCACAGGAGTGCGATGACGCAATTGCGTCGATTCGCCGCGTAACTGAAGAAAAGGACTGGGGTTTTGATGTGTGGGACATCGACCGCCAGCTGTATTCGGGTGCCGCCCCGGCTCCCGGCCCGCTTCAGGCGTTGCGGTTTCTCGACCAGCCGCAGCCCAAGCAGCCGATGCTGCTCGTCCTGAAGAATTTTCATCGCTTCCTTGGTAACCCCGAGGTGCTGCAGGCTCTGGCCAATCGTGTGGTGCAGGGCAAGGGCGAGGGCAAACATATCATTATCGTGGCGCCGGTGCTGCAGCTGCAGCCCGAGGTTGAGAAGCTGTTCACGGTAGTGCATCACGAGCTGCCGGATCTCCCGCAGCTGACCACGGTCTGCAACGAGCTGTTCCCGGACGGCTCTCCGTTCGCCAAGCCGGCCGAGCAGGACGTAGCTGCTGTCGTCGACGCCTCACGCGGCCTGACGCGGCAGGAGGCCGAGAACGCGTTCGCGCTGTCGCTGGTGCGCAATAACAAGCTGTCGCCGGATACGATCTGGGGCATCAAGGCACAGACGCTCGAAAAGAGCGGAACGATGACGCTGTATCGTGGCGACGCGAACTTCGAGAACCTTGGCGGTCTCGAAAACCTTAAGAGTTTCTGCCTGCGCGCTATGCGACGACAGGGTGAGACCAACGTAGAAAAGCGCCCCAAGGGCGTGCTACTGCTGTCGCCTCCGGGCTGCGGCAAGTCGCAGTTTGCCAAAGCACTTGGCAACGAGGTCGGCCGTCCGACCGTAATGCTGGATTTCGGTTCGCTCATGGGTAAGTTCGTGGGCGAGTCCGAGGGTAATATGCGGCGTGCACTCAAGCAGGTCGACGCCATGGCCCCGTGCGTTCTGTTCGTCGACGAGATCGAGAAGGGTCTTGCCGGCGTCGGAAGCTCCGGCCAGACAGACTCGGGCGTCTCGGCGCGTCTTTTCGGCACGCTGCTGACGTGGCTCAACGACCACACGTCCGATGTGTTCTTCATCGGCACCTGCAACGACGCCAGCCAGCTGCCGGCGCCGTTTGCCCGCGCCGAGCGCTTCGACGGTATCTTCTTTGTGGATCTGCCCGGCGCCGATCAGCGCGCGGCGATCTGGGATATCTACCTGAAGCACTTCGGCGTAGACGAGTCGCAGGAAAAGCCGGATGACGCCAACTGGACCGGCGCCGAGATCAAGTCGTGCTGCAGGCTCGCGGCGCTGCTCGATATCCCGCTTGTTGAAGCGGCACAGAACGTGGTACCGATTTCGGTGACGTCGGCCGAGCAGATTGAGCGTCTGCGCGGCTGGGCTGAAGGTCGCTGCCTGTCGGCTGACAACCGCGGTATTTACACGCGTGTTGGTAAGCCGGCGGTTACAACGCAGCGCCCGCGCCGTGTCGCGGCGCCGGCGAAAGGCTAAGTGCTAGCAATACTGCGGCTGCGGGGCGTAACTGCCCCGCAGCTGCGGATTGCCGGCAAACATTATGCCTAACTGGTGCGCCAACAGAGTTACGTTTAAACACAACGACCCGGAGCAGTTGCACAAGTTGGTGCGCGCATGGAACAGTGGTTGTCTGATGGGTACATTTCTGCCGTGCCCAGCCGAATTAAAAGCGACTATCGCCGGTTGTGCTGGCCCTACCGGGTCTGACGCACAACTGGCTTTAGAGGCGCAAGAACGGCAAAACATCGAGTTGTACGGAGCGAGAAACTGGTACGACTGGCAGGTCGGTCATTGGGGGACAAAGTGGGACGTAGGGCGCGAGACAGATCAGTCGCCCCGCCGACTTCCGGCAAAAGCTACGCAGCTGACGCTAACGTTTGATTCCGCGTGGTCGCCCCCAATTCAATTCTTTGACCACCTGCGGACCGTTGAGGGTTTTGATATCACAGCCTACTGCTTCGAGCCGGGCGTAGGGTTCTGTGGTGTGTACCGCGACGGAAAGCTTACAGATTTCAACATCCCAAGCGACTTTGAAGATCTAGCGAAATTACCGCGCGATCTCGTCAAGGCGTTTGCGATAGACGAATGGGTGGAGCAAACAATTGAAGAAGAACTTGACACAGACGAAGAAGGAGACTGAATGTCTACAGCCGACACAACGCCCGAAGAAAACACAACAGTCGAGCAGACTGCAAGCGAGCTGCGTCAGACGATGGGTGCGGTCAAGCTGTCGTTCTCGTGGCTAGGAACGCAGCGCAAGCTTTCGGACGCGCAGACCAAGCAAGCCGCGGATACGTTTCACGCAGCCACGGATCTGGTCACGGCATCCAAGCGCCTGATTGATACTAAGAATACAACTTATCGTGTACTGACAACGCTCAAAAGTCAGGCGTCGGCGTACTGGCGCTCCATGACGCTGCCATATCCGCAGGAAGGCGTGCGCCTCATCAAGCAGGCTGACATCGGCGCGTTTGAAACCCGGATGCGCGAATACAAAGAGCAGCTTGTGGTGGCGGCCGCAAACCTGCAGCTGGAATACGAAGCGATCAAAGTCGCCGCCCGCGAAAAGCTAGGCGATCTGTACAACCCCAACGACTATCCGCCGTCGCTAGAAGGCGTGTTTGATCTTCGGTGGGAGTACCCGCCGGTCGATCCGCCGAACTATCTGATGACGTTCAATCCTGAGCTGTATCAGCAGGAACAGCAGCGCGTGCAGCATCGGTTCGAGACAGCGGTAGTCATGGCTGAAAACGCGTTTGCCGAGCAGCTACAGGACATGATCTCGCACCTGATCGAGCGGCTAACCGACGAACCGGACGGCACGAAAAAGAAGTTTCAAAACTCTGCAATCGAAAACTTTAAAGAGTTTTATGACAACTTCCGGCAAATGAATATTCGCTCAAACGCGCAGCTGGATAACTTAATTCAGCGCGCTACTGACATTGTTTCGGGTGTCGACGTGAAAGATCTGCGCAAGAACACCAACTTGCGGCAGAACTTGACCCAGCAGATGGGCGAAGTCAAGACCGCGCTGGACAACCTGATCACGAACGCCCCGCGGCGTCGTGTACTTCCCATGGAGTCGTGATGGAGGAACAGAAAAACGGGGCCGTCGGCGTACTTGAAGCGCCGACGGTCGAGATGCCCGCAGTAAAACCCCGAAAAAAGCGAGCATCTAAACACGATTTCAAAGACGGGCGTGGACGCGTGTTTGCGCATCGCCACGTAAACGGCAATGGCTGGGTCGCCGACACAGCAAAAGTGGCTGATTCTGTACTAGTCACTAAATGGGCGCAGGTGTACCACAACGCCACCGTAGAGGGCCGAGTCAGCGTGATGGACCGATCTCACGTGTGCGGCAACGCGGTCGTTCGCGATAATGTGCGCGTACGAAATAACGCTATTGTGAGCGGTCGTGCGCACGTTGGTGAAGACAGCCAGCTGTGGGGCAACTCTCGCGCATATGGCGGCACCGTATCTGGTTCTACTAACGTGTACGATGACGCGTTTGTGCGTGACGCCGCGCGTGTAATCAGCTGTACAATTCGCGGCAGCAGCGGCGTTGCCGGCCGCGCAGTAGCAATCCAAGTAGCGCTAGACGGCATGTCGTACATCGGCGGCGAAGCACAGGTCAGCAGCTCGTCATTGCGCGGTTTTGTAACTGTTGCCGGAAAAGCGCAGGTAGTTGGAAGCAAGCTGATGCAGGTGTCGATCTATTCGCGCGCCGAGGATGACCCGACGATTGAAATGTCGCGACTCAAAGTTGTTGATTACGCAATCATCGCAAACGCCGACCAGATCAATGCGCTTATCGCGTTTTGCGGCCACTCGGTCGTTGCCGGCGGGCATATCATTTTCCGCCCGCAGCACGACTCGACTGTTGGTCGTTATACGCGAGTAGACACCCACGATCAGGCGCTGTTTGCAAACACGTTTATTGATCGGATAGATCAGTTTAACGCGTTTAACGTGTCGCGTTCCGACCAGCGGCAGCAAAACCTGTACAGGCCCACCGCTGCGGCTAATCTGCGGCCGCCTGTAAATATGAACGAATTGATTCCAACCCGCCGTTTAATCTCGATGTGAGGCGCCCATGCAAATTTTTGTGCGACCTAACGGCGCGGCTCAATGCCTTTACGGCGAAGAGATTGATTTGAAAGCGCTCGGCGCGTTGGACATCAAACGAGCGAGCCACGTCGAACCAGATGCACGCAGACCCGGCGAATGGATAGCTGATATGGCTCCCGTCGGTGGTCCGTTGTTCACAGGGTTTACCTCGCGCGCCGAAGCCCTCGACGCCGAAGCTAGGTGGTTGAATAATCAAATGCGTTGGTACAACGTGCACGTCGTGCGCGAATAGCGTTACGCATTTTGCCAAAACTCCCCATAATCTATGTTGATTTTTGGGGTTGCAATCAAATCCCGCTCAGCTATACAGATAGTACAGCTGAGCAGGTTACACCGACGCGTGTCGGAGTATTTGTTCGGTAGTTCAAGGAGATTGACATGAAGTCTTGTGTTGCAGCGGTTGTTCTTGCGTTCAACACAAGACTTCATGTCAAT